GGTTTCCGTCATTCGTTCTCTTTTTTCCATAAATTAAAATAAAAAACCATGTCACAAAAAAACAAAATGATATTAAAGGAATCAAACGTGAAAGACTTGATACCAGCAGATTACAATCCAAGGCAATTGTCAATTGAGCAGTTCGATAAAATACAAGAAAGCTTAACAAGGTTTGGCTTTGTTGACCCTGTAATTGTAAATACTCACAAAGGCAGGGAAAATATTATTGTGGGAGGGCATCAAAGGGTTAAAGTGTGGCAATCTATGGGCAATAAAAAAGTGCCAACAGTTGAGGTTGATTTACCAATAGAAAAAGAAAAAGAGCTAAACGTAAGATTAAACAAAGCATCAGGTGAGTGGGATTGGGACATGCTGGCAAATGCTTTTAATGCAGATGATTTGATTGAATGGGGATTTACGGAAGATGAATTGCAAATAAAAGAAGACGAGCCAGAGGAACAACCAGAGGTGGTGTTTTCTGAATATTTAGGAGAGGCAAACAATTACGTGGTTTTGAAATTTAATAATGAAATAGATTGGCTTGCCGCAACAACACACTTTGAACTTAGTTCAGTTCATAGCAAAAGAGCAAATGGCAAGCCGTGGAGCAAAGGTATTGGCCGGGTAATTGATGGTGCAGAATACTTGAATAACATAAATAATATATGAAAAAAACAAAAATAATTGCTCCTTCATATAAAAGAAGCAAAGGCGTTTTAACTCACAACATTCTGCCAGAAACAACATATGCGGTTCATGAGTTCGAGGCTGAGGATTACAAAAAACAAGGTTTTGATGTTGTGGTCATACCAGATAAATACAGGGGAAACATAGCGAGAGTACGTAATTGGGTCAAAAAAGAATACGAAAAAAAATATTCGCTCATTATTATAGATGACGACATAAAAAAGTTTCTATATTGGGAAGATAACATACAAAAAGAACTTCAAGGTGACCAGTTAACAGAACACATTGAATCAATGTTTGATATTGCCGAGCAATGGGGCGTTTGTATGTTTGGGGTTAATCCTGCAACAGATAAAGGATCTTACAGAGAATATACCCCCTTCGCAACTACAAGCTACATCTCAGGTTCATTTAATGGATTCATCAACTGCCCGTATACATTTGATGAAACAATACCATTGAAAGAAGATTATGACATGACACTACAAGTTTGCAACGGATCCAGAGAAATACTAAGGTTTAACCAATATTCAATGAACAAAGATGATCATGGCAATGTTGGCGGTTGTGCTAAATATAGAACAACAAGCAGGGAAATGGAGCAGTTTGATTTATTGCAAAAAAAATGGGGCAGCAAAATAGTAAAAAAAGATGAATCCAGCAAGCAAGATTATGACATAAACCCAATAATTAAAGTGCCGATTAAAGGTGTTTAAATCATGCAAAAAAAAAGTCATCTTGATACAATCGAGAAAAAAAATATTTCAAACATTATTGCAAAGCTCAATGATGGGAAAACACTTACAGCATCAGACCGCAAGGCACTCGAAAACCACAAGCGCAAAGAAACAGGATTGCGGCCAGTAAAGACGGAAACCGAGCTTGCAAAAGAATTTGGCGTTAATCGGCGCGGCTCAATTGTTCGATGGAAAAAAGCGGGCGCACCTTTTAATGGAACAGATGCAGAGCTTTATCAGTGGCTTGCAAATAACAATGCGCGAGGAGCGGCCGCATGGATGAAAGCATTCAGAGAAGCGAACCCCGACCAATACACAAAGAAAGCTGCCAAGAAAAAACCAAAGCCAACAGCAACCAAATCAGCAGAGGAGTTGCGCGATGAATACTTCATTGAGCTACAAGAGGCGAAAGAGGCAGGTGATGAAGCGCGAGAGAAAACCGCGCTTGATGCTTATTTAAAAATTGATAAGCAAATCCGAGATGCAGAGGCTCACAACAAAAAGCTCGGACTGGATCGCGGCGAGGTGCTTTCTCGTTCAGAGGTTGAGCGCATACTCAAGGCCTCCATTTGGGCCGGGAATGCTTGCATTGATAAATTCAGTAAACAGATCGCGCAAAGGTTAAGTAATTTGCCACCTCAAGACGTTCACAAAGCACTAAAGCCGCAACTGACTGGCATGATTATATTTGAGGGTATGAGGCGAGTGACGAAAACGCCCGGTGAAATCAACGTGCCGCAATGGGTTGCTGATTGTTACCAGACAGAAAGAAGCCTTTACTTAAAGCCGTGAAAGATAAATTCATTGCCTACGATGAAGCTGATCCAGTTGACTGGCTTGAGGCTAGTGTGCAATTAGATTATGGCAACTTCAAGCGTGAGAATCACCCGCTGATGGTTGAGCCGTTGAGGATGGCGGCAACTAAGCGCGGTGGCTATGTTGGTTTAATTGGATCAGTTCAACACATCAAAACTTTGACGGCACAGCTTGTGCAACTTTATGGCTTGCACACATCACCATGCAACGCTGCACACTATGACCTTACAACTGATGCGCTGAAAGAGTTCAGCGATGACAAATTTGTGCCGTTGATTGACAACACTGACAGAATCACAAGCTTGATACCTGACCAACCTTACAGGCGAACCAAGTTTTACACGTCAACGCCATACGGATATATTCGGCTACTCTCTGCAGGCATCATGGCAAACAGGAACTCGAAAACGCTTGAGCGCATCACAGCAGATGAATCGTGGGCATACAAGGATGACGAGGGATGGATTGAGCAAATCCATGACAGGCAAAGCTCATTCCCGTGGCAATGGCAAATGTTCTTGCCTAGCTCAGGGCAAACTGCGGGAAGCCAGCTTGATGAGTTGTGGAAAAAATCAACGCAACGCACTTGGCATGTAAAATGTGATTGTTGCGGTGAAGAGATACCATATATTTGGAAACAGCCAGCGGTGAACGGTGAAGTGCCTCCGGGCGGCATGAGGTATGCATCAAGCAAAGATGTTACAAGTGATGAAGGCGTGATTGATTGGGTAAAGCTGAGAGAATCAGTTTATTACCAATGCCAGTTGTGTGGCGGCCGCGTTGAATGGTCAGCGGCAAACCAAGACAAGCGAAACAGGCAAGGCCGATACATTGCAATGAATGACGGTGCTGACCCTGACATTGAGTTTTACCATTACAATGCAATGGCACACGTGCCGTGGCCTGAGCTAGTAACCAAGTGGAAAGAAGCGACCATCGCACGAAGCCGTGGTGACCTCTCAAAGCTGGAAAACTTTGTCAGAAAACAACTGGCTCAACCTTGGAACGAAAGTGATTATATTTCAGACGAAGTCCAGCAAGATGGCAGAGGCGATTATATGCTTGGCGAAAAGTGGGAGGCAGACAACGACCCGCTTTTATTCCTGACTTGTGACGTTCAGAAAGATCACTTCTATTGCGTAGTCAGAGCATGGTGTATAATCAACGGCGTTTTGCATTCGCGGCTGATTGAGCGTGAGCGGGTTGTTAGCGTTGGCCAGATTCGTGACCTTGCTGATAAGCATCACATCTTGCAAGACGGCATTCGTGGCTCACGTGTTTTCCTTGATGGTAACTACAATACTACACAAGTGCAACGCATAGCGGCCGAAAATGGCTGGCAGGTTTTCCGAGGCGATAAAGCGGCAGACTTCCGGCACAGTGACGGCCTCCGAAGGATCTATGCAGAGCCGCAATATCTTGACCGGGGCGAGGGAACAGTAAACGCAAAAAACGGCACTCAATACGTTTCGCAAATTAGATTCAGTAAGAACGCGGCACTTTCGCGGTTGTCTCTGATAAGATCAATCAAAGATGATGACGGCAACCTTGTCTGGACATATGCGAGCAATGCTGGGAGCGTTTACGAAAGGCAAATAAATGCGTGGCAAAGAATAAGCAAGACAGCACCAGATGGCAGGAGGTTTTATGATTTTATAAACAGGGATTCAAAAAACGATCACTATGGTGATTGCGAACAGCAACAAATCATTTGCGCGGCGATGGCTGGCTTGGTTGGAGTTGATGGAGGCGGTGATGACTCGGAATAAATCAAGCATTGACAATTAGCATCAATTAAAGTTAAATCGAAACCAGACAATATGCGCTCGTTACTATTCACGCTATGGATACAGGCTGACAAATCGGTTAGCACTATCGTCACGTTACTTGAGCAATTAACAGTTGCTCAGGTTGAGACTGTGCAACAAGGCGGTGCAAGGATGGTAAATGCTTCACTATCTGGCAAATCATTCTCATATGAACTGCCAGCAAATTGGGGGGCTTTTGATTTTTGCGAACACATAAGGATGGCGTATAAGACAATCGAAACGGGAGGCGCGACAGGAGGGCAAATGACTGAGGCAGAACTAAAAACATATGTGCTGGACACAAACGATGAAGTCACAGACACAATGACCGCTCGCATTAATTACAACTCACTAAGACGATAATGGCAAATCCTCCCATCAAATCAACCTACGGCCGTGCCAGCGTGAGAACATCAGCGCAACAATTGCGCGGTGGATCAAGCGAGTTTTATCCCGGCGGCAGGAATGACCAGCGCAGATTCAATACGCGCAACCTAGCGCAAGACATCACAGACATGATGACGGCCAACCGTCACCGCATGTTGCTTGGAGATTCACGCTACATCTATCAATCTTTTTCCTCTGTTGCTGGAGCAGTTAAGCAAAAGGCAAACTATGTTTACGGCGGCAGTTGGCGGCTACAATCACTGAGCGCGGATGCCGCATTTGCTCAAGCAGTGGAGGAAGATTTCAAGAGGCTCGACATGATGTTCGACATCCGAGGCGCAAACTTTGGATTCAGGAAAAACGTTTGGCGTGGCTCAAAGTTGCTTGATGTTGACGGTGATTTTTTCGTTGTGCTTACAGAGCAAAAGGAAACAGGCTTTCCAAAGCTCCAATTTATCGAATCGCACAAAGTTGGTGATTGGGGCGAGTGCCGTGATGGTTACGTCAGCGACTCAACCGCATACCAAGGCCGCAGAATCTTGACCGGTGTGATTGTGGACGATTATATGTCACCAATTGCATATCGTGTAAAAGATGACTCACGCAACCGTGGATTTCAAGACATCCCAGCCAACAGCATTGTGCATTTTGCTGATATGGAATGGTTTAGCCAAGGGCGCGGCACACCATCAATCGCATCAGCTATTCTTGATTGGTATGACCTAAGCGAGACGCGTGACGCTCAAAAGATAAAGCAAAAGGTGAACTCAATCTTAACGCTGATTGAATCCAACGAAAACGGAAAGGTTGACGCTGGCAGAAACGCCCTTGGAATGGGTGGAGGCAGTGCCGCAACCGCAACCAGTTACATGGATAGTGGAATGATTCGCATCATCAAAAACGGTGGATCACTGAAAGCACACACTGCAAACGACCCGCCAGAAGGCTGGATGAAGTTCACGAAGCTCGTTGAAAGCTCCGCATTTTACGCGCTCGGATGGCGCAGAGAGATGCTTGACAGTTCAGATGTTGGTGGTGCTGGTGTTCGTGGATTTGCCGCAGACGTGAACAGATCAATTGCATCAAGAATTGAGGTGCTTGAAAACGGTTACAAGCGTTGCGCTCAATACATCATCGCAAAGCGCGCCAAGATGGGAAGTTACGAACTACCAGAAGATTGGTGGAAACTGGCATTTACACGCCCGGCAGAGTTTACCGTTGATGAAGGACGCATGAGAAAAGCTGACCTTGACGACCTGAGGGCTGGCGTGATCACGGAAAGCAGCATTGCAGAAAGACGCGGCAACAATTACGAAGATGTGGTGATACAGCGAGCAAAAGAAATCGCACACCGCAAACGCGTGGCTGATGAATACGGCCATGATCTTTCCGAGCTTTCGATTTTGACTAAACCCGGCGATATAACGCCAAATCAAACAAACAACCAAGACACAACACAAGATGACTAATACATGGTACAACATAACACAGGCAGAGGGTGATGCATCTTCGGCTGAAATCTCAATTTATGACTCCATCGGGGGTTATGAAATTAACGCAAAGCAATTCGTTGAGGAACTAGGCGAAATCAAAGCAGACACAATCCACCTGAGAATCAACTCACCCGGTGGAAGCGTCATTGATGGCAACGCCATTTTCAACGCATTGCTCCGACATGACGCAAGGGTGATCACTCATATTGATGGACTTGCCGCAAGCATGGCATCAGTGATTGCGATGGCAGGTCATGAAGTCCACATGAGCGATAATGCATTGCTGATGATTCATAACCCTTGGACTGTAACAATGGGTGACGCTGATGAGCTAAGGGCTGACGCTGACTTGCTCGACAAAATGAGTGAATCAATTATGAACGCTTACAGCCGCTCACAATATGAGCGTGAGGAAATCAAAGACCTCATGGACGCTGAAACATGGTTCACAGCGCAAGAAGCATTCGACGCTGGCCTTGTTGATCACATCGACACTGGGTTGCGTGCGGCCGCATCAGACATCACGGCACTTGCCGAATTGTCAGAGCTAAAAGTTCCAGCAGATAAGCAAATCGCATCGCTTAACAAACAACTTGAAGCAGTGACTAAAACCAGCGCGGAAATCTCCGAGCAACTTGCCGAAATCAAGGGTGAAAATGAAACGTTGACAGGTGAGCTTGCTCAAGCAATAATCGACCGTGATGAAGCTAATGAGCTAGTAAGTGAAGCCGCTGACAGAATTGAAGTTCTTGACCTCGAAATCATCGAAAAGGATGAGGAAATCAAGACATCAAAAGAAGTCAGTGATGCAGCAGTTGCAAGCAAAGCGGCTGAGATTGTTCAACTTGCATCACATGAGCCAGTGGCCGACAATGGTGACGGGCTAGGTGCTGAAACAGATGAGCAATTGCTTGCACGATACGAAAGCATTTCTGATAAAGATGACCGCCGCGACTTTTTCGCAGCAAACAAAACTAAAATTCTCCGCGCCAAAGCGCGAAACTAAACAACAAAACAACACAATACAATGGCCAATTCATTTGACGCTAATACAATTGCTGACATCATCGCATCCAACGAGGTGCTTGTTTCTCAGCACCGGGTAACGCCTCTTGACAAGTTCGCAACGAACTTCTCCGCAGACGCGATTGCACAAACCAACAACGGCAACGGTGCGCGTTCAACCATTCAGGTTGATCTTGCTTCCGGTGCTTCCACCACTCTTACCAACCCAACCAACTACGAGCAAGGCGACAGCACTCTTGGTGCGGTTTCGATTGGTATGAGCGAATACTCACAGCCTTTCCACATCACGCCAGCCGAACTTGGATCTGGCCGCCGTTTGGAAAAGCTGGTCATGGTCAACCTTTACGCGCTACAAGACAAGCTCGACAGCGTAGTAAAAGGTTTGATGACCGCCGCCAACTATGGCGCAGCAGTTCTCGACAAAGCCCCGGCTACTGTCACCACTGCTGACATCAAAACCATCATTGCCGCAACTGGCAAGTTTGGTCAGCGCAACCTTGTTGCTGATGCTTCTTTCTGGTCACAGTTCGCCGTCACAAGCGACAAGAACAGCCTCGGAGTAATTGACGGAGCATACGGCCTCGACAGCTTCAGCCTCTCAACTGACTGGTCAGGCGCAGGAACTAACGTCAACGGATTCGTTGGTGATGTTTCATCCATCGCAATGGCTGCACGTCTGCCTGAGCTTACTGGTGAACTACGCGAGGCACTTGACTTTGACACCGTGGAACTTCCAAACGGCATGACCGTTCAGATTTGCAAGTGGGTAAGCACCGCAAGCCGCAACACATGGCACAGCTTTGACGTTGTGTTTGGTGCTGGTGTTGGTGACGCTACCGCTGGCAAGATCATTGAGGACGGAAGCTAGAAACTTTGACCCATGGAACGCTCTTTCGTAATCGGCATTTCTAAAGGCTCGCAATCGGTCATCGGTTGCGGGCTGTCAGAAAATGAAGCAATGAAAAAAGCTTCCGAGGCCAAGGGCTTTGATCATGTTGAGGTGTATATCAATCCTGTTCCGTTCGCGGTGCTGAATTGTAAGCCAGTAAAGGCAGCCAAAAAGGTTGCCAAAA